GAATCTTGATAAATTACGAGAATCTTATAAACGTTTAGATACTCAATTAAAATCAAAGAATGCTGATAATTTTAGAGCACAAATAGAAAAATCGTCGCTGTTAGCAAAAACATATAGCGATGGTCTTGTTGTATTGCAAGGAAAACTTCGTCAACTTTCTGCTGAAAAGAGTCTTGATAAGGCGTTGCGTGTTGATACACTATCTGCTTCATTACGAGTTGCAAGAGCCGAAGCAGCTAATCTACGCAATGAAATTAACAAACTTGTTCAGAAGAAACTAGACAACAAAGATGTTCTTAGTCAAGATGATTCTAATCAATTACAAAAATATCGGTCTGATTTACAGCGATTAAATGATACTATTGTAAAAGATAATGTTAATCTTGCAAAAACCAATCAAGAGATAACAAAATCTTATAATGAGCAGATCGCTCAAAAAAATAGACAGGTTGTTCTATCACGTAATTATCTAAATATTGAAAATAATAAACTTAAAACACTGAACGAGCAACTTAAAGCGGAAACCAATAAAGAAAAATCAATACAAAGACAAATTACTTATTATTCAAAACTGACTACGTCGGATGCTCTGGCTAAATCGCTCGAGCTACAACAGCAGCTTGCCCAGAGCAAGACCAACCAAGTCGATCTAAAGAAACAGGTTGCGGATACTGAATCTTTAACCAAGGCTGAACTCGCTCGCATTCAAGCCATGGAAAAGGCCAATACTACCGCCATGAAGAAGGCGAATGCGGAGATCAAGAATCAATCCGGCAATCTCACTACGCTCGGTCGTTTGTTTGGAAAATCAGGTGGTGCGGTACGCGAGTTTGGTGATGCGATCTTCTTTGCGTTCGGTCCACAAATGGCTGGATTCATCGCAGCAGCCGGGATTGCTAATGCGGTTCGCGAAGTGACGGTTGCGTTCTTTGAAGCGAATAAATCCGTAGAAAACCTGTTGCGTGGACTGAATGCGATCAGTGGTGGACAAGGAGTTGTTCTATTCAACCAATTAGTAGATTCTGCCAATCGTCTCGGTATTCCACTCAAGCAAGTTTCACAATCGTTCCTGGAAGTGCAGGCAGCAACAACTGGAACAAATTTCGAAGGCCAGAAAACCAAAGAATTATTCGATGCGCTTGCGAATGCGCTGACGGTGACGGGTGCGGATGCAGTACAGTTTAATCGCGGCTTCCGTGCGATGGGACAGATTCTCTCGAAGGATCAGTTGTATGCTGAAGAACTACGACAGCAATTGAGTGAGGCATTGCCCGGAGCCGTTCAAGTCTTTGCTCGTGCTTTGGATGTTTCACCAAAACAATTATTGAGATTTATTGAAGCTGGTGCCATTGAAGGAGATAATCTTCGTAGAACTTTAGCATTAGTTACTAAAGAATTAGAAAAGACGTATAAAGTTGCGAACGAACAGGATTTCACCTTCACGCAGAAAGCAGCACTTGCACAGAATGCGCTGAACTTGTTGTTCGTCGAACTGGGGAACACGGGGATTTGGCGAGCATTTGGAAATTCATTACTTTTAGCTAGAGATACTTTTGTTGAACTAAAAGATATTACTTCAGAATATTCAGTCTATGTTAAGGCAATTTTTGCAACTCTCAGTCAGATTGTAGACGAGACTTCTTCTGATATTAAACGCGCATCAGATAATATTAGTGAAAATATATCTCTATCTAATGTAGAATTTAGTCCTGCTGGATTGATTCGTAACTTCAAGAATTTCTTTGCGCTTTTGGGTCCAGAAGCGAGAGACGCATTAAAACCAGTAGAAGATGCGATTGCTAATATTGATTTTTCTAGAATAACGGTGGCATTAACGGCTACCGTGAGAGCCGCTATCGAGTCAATTGGTATATTAATTGTTAGTGCTATTGATTCGTTAAATCAATTAGGACCGCTTGCAGATGTAATCGGTCAATCGTTTGTAACTCTTGGTGCTAGGATTAAGAGCATCTACGTAGAAGTAAGTAACTTTATCAGTTTAAAGATTGAAGAATTATCTGCGGAATTCACAAAATCAAAGTTCAACGTTCGCTGGACTCAGCTTTTTGGTTCTGCCGAAGAACTGAATGCTTTATTTAAAGAAATAGAAGGTTTGGATCAACGTTATAAGGAAGCTGCTAAATCCGCAGATGAGAGAAGTAGAAAATCACAAGAAAACTACAATCAAGAAAAATCCAAGCTAGAAAGCTTGAACAATATTTTACAATCGCAAGGCGCTATTTGGGCAAGAACAACACAATCTGCATTTGAAGGTATCGGACAGAGATTACTGAATGCTTTCAACAAGCTTGAAACTAATCAAAGTTTCTTCAATACTCTAAAGAAAGCACAGAAAGATGCTAATGCATTACAGCAAATCTATGATATTGATTTAAACTATCAAGCTACTCTTAAAGAAAAGAGTCTACAGATCAGTAAGGAACAAGCAAAACTCGATAAAGAACTATTAAAAATCCAAAATGATTATAACGATGCCATTATGGAGGTAACAGCTAATAAGTATAAGCGCTGGGCCGAACAAGGTCAAATCACGCAAGAAGGTGCCGATTTCTTAATCCAAAGTGCAAAAGGAGAATCTGCTCGTAAGGCGTGGAATCAAGCTCAAGATGCAGTAGACAGTTATAATGCTGCGGTTAAAGAAGGTAGCGGAGTATCGAAGGATACGATTGATATATTAAAACAGCAGGCATCTGAACTATTGTCTATTGCTGCAAATCGCGCTAAAGAAATTGGCGATGAATATAAACTGAAACAAGCGTATGACGCACAAAAGTCTCTGCTCGAAGAACAGAAGAAACAGATCGGTGGAATCGAGAATGTTTTAAGTAAAGCAGAAGGTGCTGGTGTTAAAACTGAACTCAAACCAATCAAAGATAACACAGTCTCTTCTTTTATCAGCGGCGTGCAAGATCAAATCAATCTACAACCGCAGCCGATGATCACGGTTGGATTGAAACTCGGACAAAGCGAACTGACTCCATTATTGCCATATAATTTATCATCAGTAGAAACCAAAGCGCGTGGCGGTCTGATTCCAGGTGGTTATTCGAATCGGGACAGCGTTCATGCTCTACTCGCTCCGGGTGAATTCGTTATTCCATCGAATATTGTCAAAGCGCTTTCTCCATCCTTCTTCTACGATCTGATTCGTAGTCGTGGCTTGAAGATTCCACAAGTCAATGCCAGAGAGAATATCACCATTCCGCACTTTGCTGCGGGTGGACTCGTCCAGCAATCCGCGCAGCCGATCATTATCAATGCTGCTGGCAAACAGATTCATCTATCGGGTTCGCGTGAAGCCGCCAATCAACTAGCGAAGCTATTGACGCAAACGGGGAGGGCGCTCTGATGGCGATCTCGTTAGGGCTGGTCAATTTCAGTGCAGTAGGTGAGACGCAACTCGATTGGTCGGATCAATATGCCTGGCAACCCATCGGACAGACGATACGCTACGGACTGGCTGGCAATCCAGTGATCCTGGAGAATACGCGAAGCGGACGACCGATTACACTGGTCGCCGAATTACCGTGGGCGTGGTTGACTGCTGCAACAGTCGAGGCCTTGCACACCTTGGCGAGTACTTCGCAAATGCTATCCTTTGTTTATGGAAGCTTTTCGACTGATGTACGCTTTCGACGTGATCAAGGTCCGCTACAATTCACTCCAATTGATCCACGTAAATTCTATTATACTGGTACAATTTATCTGATTGAGGTTTGAGATGGCAATTCTAGGTACTGAACTGGTTTATTATGCTTCGGCAACTGTGAACGATACGTCGAGCAACGGCGGACGGATTTCGGACAACGAAGTCGTATCTGGCGGTAGCAATACGTGGTGGCCGAACGTTCCAGAAGCCGATTTGACCACGGGCAAGACTCAATGGCGCAAGGGCTTCGTGCGTGTGGACAATGCAGCAAACGAGACCGCTTCGGTCTTGCGTGTTGGCTTGTGGCGACCGACGACCGGCGATGATGAGCTTTATCTCGCGCTAGGCTCACAAACCAATATTCAATCTGGATTTGGATCGCCCAATCTCTATGGTTGTGGCAAGTTAAACAGTTCTGTGCTGACGGGTGCCAGTTCTATCGATGTGCTGGTTGAAGATGGAACCGTCATCATCTTTCGGAATGGCGAGAAGATTCGGATCAGCAATGAAACCAGTTTGGGTTCGGGTGGAACTGCCGAAGTCCATGTCATCAATGGTACGCCATCGGTTGCTGGTGATGTCGTCACGATTACGCTGACGGGTACGCTGGCTAATGATTACAGCAGCACCAACACCTATGTGGCTTCGCTAATCGAAACCACAAGTTTGGCTGGAAGCACAACAGGTAAATCGGTCATCAGTAGCGCCGGTACCTTCACCGAAGCCAACATGACGGTTGGAAATCTTGGTTCTATCTATCAGGTTCTGCTTTTTACCTTTACGAGTTCCAGCGCGTTCACAGTGACATCTGATGCTGGTATCATCCTAGCTGGCGGTACAATTGATACGACTTATGCGCCGACCAACGTGGGCAAGGGTGCGAGCTATTTCTCGATTCCGGCGACCTGTTGGGGTGGTACTTGGGCCACGAACGATACCTTGCAGATCACCACGATTCCACCAGCCTTGCCGATCCTGGAGAAACGAGTTGTTCCAGTTGGTGCAAGTGCATTTGGTTCGCAATCGCGTGGCTTGATGTTCTTCGTGGAGTCGTAAGATGGCGAGTGTGGTTGCTACCGATCTCTCGGTCTCCTTTGAAACTGGGACAGAGGATCGTAGCGGACGCATTATTCTCCAACAGATGACCGATCGGTTCGATGGTCGTGGTGCATTGTGGGGACGCACGTTTTGCAATGAACCTGTGCGCTATACGGCATCGGTTGGAGTAGTGGAAGTAGGCAATCGCTATCCACAACGAATCAACAGCGAGAGCATTTCGTTTTCGGATAGCAACAGCGCCACGTTGAAATTCCCAGGCCCTTACGACGTTACCATCCTGCAGCAAGTCCTGATGCGACGGATAACTCGAGGTGGAATTACTACGATTGAACCTGTCTCCGTGACGCTGGTTTACGATTCCGAAACTGAATCGGTCGTCACTTCTGATGATTTGCCGGTCTATGGAAAAGCAGCGGTTTCCTATACTGCGCTTTATGAGCAGTTCTTTTATCGACCTTTCGTACAGGATTATGGTTGGAATGGTGGAGGAGTTGTTTTTAATTTAGGAACCGTATTTGCATATACCAATAGTGTAGTCGAGACATTAGAGATGGAACTGGATATGACTTCGACGCCCAGTTGGGTGGAATATGCGCGAGTCGTCTCCAAGATCGTGCTCGATCCAAAAGGTGTATGGGAATTTCCGCCAAACTGGCAATCCACCTTTAGTTCGAATCGGTCAAAAATCGGCGATGAACGTCAAGATTATCCTCCTGATGGAGAATTTCCTAATACAACCGATACCGTAGATGGATCAAACTGCTTTGTAGACGAGCGCGTTCACATGATCGTTGAAGTTAATAGCATTGGTTCGTTGCGGTACAGAGACTTCAACAATGGAGGTGATGGCTATTGGGCGTGGGAGAATCCTTACTTTGGTGATTCTAATTATGATCCAGCGTATGAGATTCAATTTGCCGAACCGCCAGGTGGATCGCGTGCCACGAGCGCAGAAGAGTTTCGGTATGATTTGAACAATCGGACATGGCGTGATGCCTTCTTGGATGTCGATAAAACTGCTCTCATCGCAAAACTACAGAATGAATATCCAGGCGCAACGACTTATTCGAGGTCGCGCTGATGAGTGGGTTTGGCAATACCATTGGTAGCGGATTAACTTGGTCACTCGGTAATTTTGGCTATCAATTTATCACGACTGGTTCTGAAATAGAGACCGATAGTAATGGTTATTATAAAGGGTCTGCCGTGTATGTCTCCTTGCCTGAAAATCTAACACGATTATCAACAGCAACGTTAAAAGGTATTGCGACTGGTTCTACGCTTGAAAGTTATGGTAATCCAGTACAGGAACCTACAACTGATCTTCGTAAGATCACAAAAGTTTATAATCTAAATCAAGTCCAATTAGTTCCAGAAAATTCCTATTATGGGTATTATATAGATAACGATAGTAATTATAAACTTCATTCTCATTTAGCGTATGCGTCTGTTTGTCCACAAGGTAGCATCTATAATGCTGGTTTGTATATGTTATCCGATTATTTTAATTCTAGTGATATTGGTTACGATCTTGCACCAACAGTTTTAACTAATAATAAAAATCCACTTGGTCGTATGCCAGATGCAGACTGGCCAAATGAAGCGTGTCGAGTACGTGTTGTTAGCGAACAATATGGAATTCGTTACTTCATCGTGATGGCAGATGCGTCTTGTACGTTTTATTGTTGGCCCGATCAATATGATTCTAATGAATACTTAGAACCTCCAGATTCTTCATATATTGCGCAACAATATAAAGCGAATGTTCCTGCTACCCAAGTACAATCCTTAGTTCCGACTTTTCCAAACTGGGTTTACCTTCCTCAAGGTCAGCGGCGCGATACAGATTGGCCCAGTACGGTCAATTCTGGTGAACCTCGTTACGGTTGGCGTTTCCATCCACTTGGAACAAAGGTTGTAGGAACTGTACTTAAACGGACAGAATTTACTGGAGAAGTTCATACAACACGAAGTTCTATTGGACAATATTCTTCTGGATTTACTTGTTCTCCATCAACTCCTGTAACTTTTCGTAATATAACATGTCCATTAGTAAGCACACATGTTCCAGTAGAATCTATTACTTTTAAAATAAGTCCAAATAAAAAGTTTAATCTTTATGATGGAGAACCGATTTATATTGATTGTGTTATAGATATTTACGAAGATTATCCAGGATACCCACAAGAATTACAGCCAGTACAAATATCTGGAAATATTGTTGGTGACTATAGCTACGATACTTATGGAAATGTGCTTCCATCAACAGAAATTGTTTCTGTAAGTATCACGAATGCTCCGTGGTTGTTGTCTACTGGAACAGGATGTCAATGGGCTACTTATAACGAATTTTATCGGTTTTCTCTAGGAGATGCCGATATTATTCCTACATATAAGGACAGTCGATGTTCCAATACTCCAACTAACATGCTATTCGATACGCCAGGAATCGTCGAATTTACTATAGAAATAGATATTACAGGCCCGGATAAAGAAGACTTCGATTTTTCGATGACTCTTGCTAGAAATCAAGAACCTGATGACGATCATTATTATATCGCTGCTGGATACTTATCTCCTATTATCGCTGAAAGTATTACATATCCAGTTAGTGTGAGCAATGGAGATTTGCTGGTTGCTAGTCTATCTTGTTATTGCGTACAAAACGATATAGATTCTGAGATAAATAGAAGGATCGGTTACTGTGGTTCGCTACGTAACATGATCTCGCGTTCTATTGTTAGAATAGTTAATTTAGAATCTTCTGATACTCTATTTGAATTTTTAACCGCTTCTTATGTAGATCAATACTTGAAAAAACGATATGATCCTACTGAAACTGAGTTAGTTAGTTGGGAGGGTCGATTAGCTCATATTGATTTATCGACGCTATCTTTTATTTATTCCATTAGTCGTGATACTTGGACGATGGAAGATTATTTGGAGTTCTCATATCCTCTAGCAGTCAAACAACGCTGGTTATCACGGGAAACCGGAGTTCGTAGTTATGCGTTAGGGCAGGTCGTTCACGAAACTGGAAATGCAGTTGAAGGTTTTTGGAACGATCTTGCTGGAGAGTTGGATGTTGATAATTTTGATGCAATACAGTTATCGACTACCGGAAGTCGTCACGTATTGCATTCTGGTATTTCTAATTTGGTCGAAATATTTGCGCAATGTATCTACGATAGAACGATCAATTCTTTAATTCAAGACCCATACGACGATTATTCTTCGTTTTCAGCACTCGGATCATCCGATTTTGAATCATTTATATTAGCTGGTAAACAATACGCTCTTTATTTATGTGGCTATACAGACTCGATTAGTTATAGCGAATCTACATGCGATTCTATGTTATCGTCATACAATACTGATTATTCTACCGATATCATTGACGGGACAGTTATTAATAGAATCGTAGAAATTCACGATCAGTTGAAAGTGTTTTATGCATCTCGATCTTCATCACCAACTAAAATTGGAGTAATGACGGCATTCAATTTAATTTCATCATACGACCGTCCTATTATAATTAAAGACTATGGAGAATGTTTGAATATAAGCATTTACAATAGCGGCGCACAGATGTTAAGTAGTGGGTTTGATAGTTCATATTTTTCGTTTGGTGGATCAGGAAGCAGTCAACATAGGATTGAAGAATATCCAGTTGGGAGCGAGTGGCTATTTTCTGAGTGGGTTAATGCGATAGAAGGACAACGTGGAAGACAATTAGTCGTTAGCCCGATTGGATATTATGCAATTTATCGGAAACAACCATTAGTAAATACTCTAGTTCCTGACTATTTAATTTTCTATGATAGTGATACAGGAATAAAATACTCAACTTACGAACCAATTAGTAAAATGGTTGCTTCCTATACTCCGTACAATGCTTCATATAACGAAGATCATAAACCAGCATTATCTGATTTCTCATACGAGACAATAGATTGTATCGGAGCGGTTAGTCAAGAAACAACTTATACTCATCAACAGTTCTACGAACAGGCATTCGATAAAGCTGATGGTTCTATTGATGATCCAGAAACTATTATTTATGTCACGACTGTTTACAATCCTTATTATACTGTTAAATATTATAGGATAGTCAGGCATGTCGGAGATGAGTATGGAAATTTTTACTCATCGTATAACTTTTTAAATACTCCAAGACTTAATGGTTCAGCCTTTTTCGTAGGGGGTTAGTTATGGCGTGCGTATATGCTCCACGAGTAAAAGAAACAACAGAGACGACTGGAACAGGGACGTACTCTCTAGCAGGAGCCACAACAGGATTTCAAAGTTTTGTGGCCGGTATTGGTAATACGAATACTACCTGTTATTGCTGTACGGATGGAACCAACTGGGAAGTCGGTTATGGCACTCTGACTGCGGGGACGCCAAATACATTGGCGCGAACGGCAATCCTAGCTTCATCGAATTCTGAAAGTGCCGTATCCTGGTCGTCTGGAAGCAAGGAGATTTTTTGCACTTTTCCCTATCGGATGTTGCGCGTCATTCAGGGCGACATTAGTGCCTTTGGGAATTTTACCATCGATCAGGATGCACCAGGGCTTCAATCCATCAAGATCGGTTATGGACTCGTCTGTAGTGGTGAACATTCGTATGTATTTGGTCAGGATTCGAACTGCATTGGTGGTTATTCCACGCTAATTGGAATGAATAATTACGCTTCCACTAATGGAAATATCCTTATCGGAAATAATAATGTGGGTTCTTCAAGCAATGCGCCGGCATATTGTTTTGGTGAAGGAGCATATGTTGTCACAGCGCTGGACCCGATCATTGGCTATGCGACTTCCTATGATTGGGCGAATAAACTATTAGGCCGACTGCAGACTGCGTATGCCGAAACGACAAATGCTACCGAAGCCGGTATGAGTTTGACGCTCGCACCCGCGCTTGACACCACAGCAACGATTGCCTATCAGATTTTACTCGTCGCCCGTCAAACGGGAGGCACATCGGGAAGCGTCGGCGATTCTAAAGCGTGGAAATTGGATTTATTGGTCAAGTATTCATCAGGAACTCCTACTCGAATCGGATCAACGTCCGCATCGGTCATCGAAGCGGATAGCAACGCAAGCGCCTGGGCATTCGCCGTTAATTTTTCCGAAACTTATCCTCTACGGATTACTGGCGCTGCGAATAAAACTATCCGATGGGTAGCTACCGTCAGTGGAATCGAAGTATGCGATTATAGTTGATATAGTCTATTCGATCAAAATTGGATAATACGATGTCAAATGCAAGCAATACTCTGGAAGAATTAATTGGCGATCATCTACTACGTTCTGCAACATGGTCAAAACCAACAGCTATTTATGTAGGGTTATTTACGACGATGCCAAGTGAGGATGGTTCGGATGGAGTTGAAGTTACCGGTGGGTCTTATGCAAGAGTACAGTGTGGCCCAGGAGATAGTTATTGGACTGGGCCTACTACTGGAGATGGAGTCTACTCCAACGCAGGAATTATTCAGTTCCCCGCGCCTACTGCTAATTGGGGAACGATTGTTGGATTCGGTCTAATGTCGGATAGTACCAGTGGAACCTGCTATATAGCGAAACTATTTGCCAGTTCTTCCGTGATTAATAGTGGCGACCCTGCACCAGGATTCGACACTAACACGCTAACCGTAACGTTCGCGTGAGGCTATTATGCTCGTAGACTCCCCCCTTGGTAGTGCCCCTTTAGGTAGCGAAGGTGATGCAGATAGCGGGGTTAGCCTAGAGTTTTCTGGTTCGGCGACGATTTCTGTATCAGCCTATTCGTCCAGATTGTTACATACATTTATTACTTCGATATTTGAAGGGACTTGGCCGACTCGTACATTGACTGCTGAAGGCGAATCCCGCGACGCTACCGCCTCGCTGACTTGGCCCGTCCGCTCCTTGACGGCCTATGGCGGCGGATCGGCGTCTTTGACTTGGCCGGCATGGTTGCTGACTGCGACGGGTACGGTCGAGCGGGTCGGCACCGCTGAACTGACGTGGCCGGTTCGGACGTTGGCGGCGACGGGATTGACCGGCGGGATCGGCTCTGCTGATTTGACGTGGCTAGACCAAGTGCTGACGGCGTTCGGAGGCGGGAACGCCGAACTGACGTGGCCGGCGCGGACGTTGACCGCAGCGGGAACGCTGGAAATTGTTGGCACAGCGGCCTTGACATGGCCGCAGTGGTCGTTAAGTTCGACGGGGCTGACGGGGG